ATACTCGGTCTGAACCGATTTCAGTTCAGACTGGCTGCCGAAGGCGCGCATCCCCTGCACCTCTTCGGCATAAAGCGTAAAGCCTTCCGCCAAGCGCGTGGTCTTCAGCGGCACAGCGGTGCGGCTGTCCGGGTTCAGTTCCTTGGGTGGGGCGCCGATCGCGGAATTCGGAATGAGGCGGAGATTGCCATCCTGACTGTCGACCCAGATGGTCCGCGTCGTGACCGGAACCGGGTCGAAGATGTTCAGAGAGCCCAGCAGGTTGGGCACGTAATCCATCTTGTTGACGGTGCCGGTGAGCGAAGCCATTCCGAAGGCCCCGCCGCCAAAAATATCCATGGTAGCCATAGCGTTGCCTTTCAGTTTCGCAGGATGATGCCGAGGGCGTTCAGCCCGTCGTTGATCGCGCCCTTCTGCGCGTCGGTCGCGCCGTCGGGGTAGGTGAGAGCGGCGGCGTGAACTTCTGCGTCGCGAACGACCACGGTGCGCTGCACGGTCTCGCCTTCGGGAACGGTTTCCCAGAGAATGCCCGCCGGGGTGCCGTCCACCGCGACGCCGCCGAACACATCAGCTGTCTCGGAGAGGATGGTGCCGACGACCAGTTCGCCCACGGTCGCATTGACCGTCTTTTCCTCGCGGCTGCGATACATACCGTTGGCTTCGCTGACGAGAAAGTCAGCCTTGCCACGCGCTTCAGTGTAAATCGCCATGTCAGGCTCCCTTCATCTTGACGCCAGCTGCGCCGAACACATCGTCTCCGAAGGCGTCAGTCGCGACGATGGTCACCGGAGCGATGTTCTGCACCTGAGGCGCTGCATCGGCGGTCAGGACGGCAAACGCGCCCTCGATCGCGGCGTCCGTGGTCGGCGCTTTGTCACCGAGCTTGGCGGTAACGACGGCCTTACGAATATCCGCAGCGGACTTGCCGGCGCAGTCGATGGTCGGAACCGCGACCTTGGCGCTGGCGATGAGCGCGGCGCGGTCGGCAGCGAGCGCATCGAGCTTGGCTGGATCGCTGGCGGCTTTCGCGTCGGCGAGCTGCGTATCGAGCGCGGCTTTCTCGCCCTCGGCCTTGTCGGCGCGAGCGGTGGCATCGGTCAGTGCGGTATCCTTCGCCGCCAGCGCGCCTTGAAGCTTCTCGATCGCGGCCTTGGCCTCGTCGGAAACATTCGGCACCTGAAGGCCGTCGATCATCATCGTGTGCGGCATGGTGCCGTCCTTTCGGTCGTTGGTGGTGAGTTCCGCCACGCGGGCGGGGTTGGCATCGCAGGCTGCGAATTTGGGGGCGACATCGCCGATGCGGCATTCGGGACCGGCCCGACCGCGATCCACGATGGCGATGTGGTTTCCGACGATTCCGGTCTGACGAGCGTCGCACACGGTGCCGTCCGGCGCCTTGAACTGCCCGAATTCGAGGTCGGTCGCGTAACCGTTGGAAAGCTCGCGCTTGCCTGCTTCTACAGCAGCGATGGCGCTGGCGTCGGTCAGCAGGATGTCGAACGAGAGATGATCTCCGTCACGCATCGCGCCCATGATCGTACCGCGCGCGTGATCGCGCCAGTTTGCGGACGTAACGGGCTGGGCGGGGTGATCGTTGGTGACGGGCTTGCCGATGAAGCTGCGGGCCGCAGCTTGGTCGAACACGGTAGCATCGTCGCGCAGCACCTTGACCACGGCTTTGTCGCGCAGACCGTGCGTGTTCTGCGGATCGACCTCAGTTCCAGCATAGTCATAGACACCCGTGCGAGCGGCGCGGGCACGGACAGCGAGATAGCCATCCTTCGTGCGTTTCGGTGCGTCGAGCGTGAGGTGGTCCGTAGCGAACATGTCATGCGGGTTACCGCATGGGCTGGGGGTCGCTTACCGCCGTCAAGCCGCCTCCGATTCGTCCTCGATCATCCAGTCCAGCGCAAGCACAGCCTGTTCCGTGCAACCACAATAGGGCAGCATTCCAGGCCGATCCTCTGGCGACTTCCGAACCGTCTCACCGTCGAACTCGCGCCCGACCCAATCGGTGCGTTCGGAATACAGGTTGCCATCGCGCGACAGGTGGTCCTCGCGCGGGTTTCGCTTCGAACTATGCCGCCAGCGGAATAGCGGAATGCCAGCCTGCCTGCGCCGCTCCTGATTGAGCTGTGCGCCGAGCTTACTGACCTGGTCGCCCGCAATCCTGATCGCGCGGCGCCGCTCCATCGCTACGGCTTCACGGATCTCGCGCGCAATGTCCGCCGGGCTGGTGCGGTTCTGATAGCCGCGGAACACCGAGCCACCTATCCGCCGTCGTGTTTCGTCCGACACGGATCGCACGAGACCCACATTCTCCTCGATCACCGCCGCGACCGTCCGGCGCACGTCCTGGGGGCCAATCATCATGGCGATGTCGACCTTGGCACCGGCGAGCAACGACGCGGCCCACTTGCGACGATGCGCCAGTTCGACTTTCGCGGCCCAAGTGGCGAGCGCGGGTCGGATCGTCAGGAAGACGCCTGCTAGGTCAGCCTCGACCTGCGAGATGATGGCGCCCGTGTCTTCCGGCGCGTCTGTCGTCATCTGGGCGAAGGTGCGCTCGTAGCTTTCCATGATGCGCGACAGGGCGGCATCCCAGCGCGCCACCACGTCGGCATAGGCAGCCTGATACAGGTCGGTCGCCAGCATCGCAGGCAGGGCGATCGGTCGGAGCGGGATGGCGGATCGACGGACACCGGCGGCACGCGCCATGCGGGCGATGGGGAGGGGCATTACGCCTCCACGATTCCCGACTTCCAATCTTCGTCCAGGTTCTCGAATATCTCGGGCCCGAACCGCATCTCGCCCGCGAAGGGCTTGATCGCATCGATATCGAGATCGGCCGGCGCTTCGTAAGTCAGCGTGACGTGGGGCAGATAGTCGGGGAAGTCGTGCGATGCGCCGCGTCGGATCATGTCTTCGTGGCGATACGATAGCGCGGACGAGGCGAATTGCAGGACGACAGCGCCGCCGTCGAAGCGCTCCAGCGCGCGAGGCCCGCTGAGAATCTTGATCCCGCCATCGCTCGACACGCCCCAACCATCCTCGCCCATTGCGATCGGATCGACCGGCTTGCGGCTGTAGAGCACCGTGACGTGCATATCGTCGGCGGACAGGGTGGACGTAAAGCCGTTATCCTTGGCCCACGCGATGAGATCGGCGGCGTTCAGGAGGTTGCGGCGAACGTAGAGCGCGCGCGGCTTGGCATCATTCGCAGCACGGCGGGCGGGGACGCTGCCCCCGCCTTCACCGGCAGATAGTTTGATCACCTCACTTTCGTTGTTTTCCGGTTCTCGCTGTTCCATCCCGATGCCGGTCCGCACCGCTTCCGGCACCTTTGCCAACGCGGCGTCGATCCCAGGCAGAAAACCCTCGCTCGACATGAGGTTCTGCACGCCCTCGGCAAGCGCGGTCTCGGGCATGGTCGCGCTGGTCTGTAGCTTCTCGACAGCCTCCATGAGCGTCTTGAAGCGCGTGGCCTCGTCCTTCTCGCTCGGCAGGGACAGCGGGTTCCAGCGATACCACGCCGTCGCATCCGGCACGCGTCCGATCGCGGACGGAACAAGATGCCGATCCAGCTTGTCGATGCACGGCGAGAGGCGCATTTCCTGCCGGGCCCGAACGAGCTTGTTCCAGTCGAGCTGCTGGCTCTCGCCGCTGCTGTTCAGACCTTCCGGCGCGCGGCCCAGCAAGCGGGTGGCGGGGATATCGGAAACGGCGGCGCAGAACTCGGCGTAGAAATTGAGCACGTCTTTCGCACCCGCGAAGCTGTAGGTCGCGTCCTCGATCTGCTCCCCGCCTTTGCCTTCTCCATCGCCCGCGTCAAAGATGATGGCGTTGTGGATGCTCTCGGCCTGCGCGAGGATGGCGAGGCGCTTCATCACCTTCTCGTCCTCGCCCGCCGCCATCATTTCGTAGAGACCACGAATTCCGATGCGGAGCGTGCGCGCCTTGTGGAGCAGAGCGGCGAAGCTGGCACGGGCCGTGTCGCTGTCCTTCACTGCGTCGAGAACCTGGGCAACGACGCTTTCGCCCCAATACTGGTCTGCGGTGCTGGTCGCGGCCATCGCCATAGTCGCAGTCGTGTCGGCCCGGAACGGGATCACGCGCGAGGGATGGATGGTCTGTTGACCCGAGGCGGACTGCAGCTTCCACATGATGGGATCGCCGTAGCCAGGCTCGCGCGCGTCGTCCTGCAGCGTGTCGAACGACAGATGCCAGCGCGAGACGACATGCACGAACTTGAGCGTACCGCGTCCGATCGTGTCGGGCGCAGGCTCCGATGGGTTGCCGGGCAGCCCCATGATGATCGCGCCGCCGCCCATATCGCGCAGCCTTTCGGCATCGTAGAACGCATTCAAAATGCCGAGACGCTTTTCCTCGTTCTCGACGGCGGTGATCTGGTTCGCCTCCAGCTGCCAGGAGCGCCATTCGCGCACCATGTCGAGGGCGGGAATGGTGATGATCTTCCGCATCAACCCCGACCCGGAATAGGCGGCGGCGATCTCGACCTGTGTGAGCGGTCGCCAAATGTAGGTCGAAGCGGTTCGCGGATCGCGACGGGTGCCGCTGCCGGTCAGGGCGTTCGCGAGGCCGTCCATCGCGCGCACTCCCATGACCTGATCCATGGTGTAGCCGGGCTTGGGACGGATGTTGGTGAGACGGCCTGCCATCCTGCGCGCTTACGATACGCGAGCGGCGGACCTTACCGCCGTCACATTACGTCTGCCAGCGAGGGGCGCGGCGCATCGCCCAGCATCAGTTCGGTCAGGGCCCACACCATCGCGTCGGCGCGGTCGGGCGAGCCTTCGCCGACGTAGCCGGTCGCGGTGAAATTGGTCAGCTGGTCTTCGAGGTCCGGGAAATAGCCGACGTGATGGACCCGGCCCTGTTCCGCCAGCGCCGCGATCGGCTCGGCCCGGACGGATTTGCCACGCGATGCCTTCACGGCTCGATAGGGCACCTTCGGGTCGACCGATTGAACGATGGCGCGCACCATGTCCCCGCCGAAGTTCGCCTCACCGATGATGCGATCAGCGTCATGGTAGTGGAAGCGCTCGACAATGCGCCGACCCCATCCTTCCGGCGATAGCTGGCACGTCGCGTCCTCCAGCACGTAGCCGTGCCCGTCGATGCCGAGACCCGCGACGACGATCCCGATATCATCTCCCGCACCATCGCCCTTCGTTCCGCTGGGATCGCCCGCCACGACGATCCGGCGCAACTCGGGCAGCTGGTCAGGCGTGATCCGCAACGCATCGATGCCGGGGATGACGCCGCCATCGGGTGCTGTGCGGTCCTCCATCGTCCACAGCGCGCCGTTGACTTCGCTAGCCCACTCGCCTTCCTTGAACCGCAACCGCTTTGCCGCGCTCATGCCATCCAGCACCTCGAAGTATTCGCTCGGCAGGTTGTCCCGGTTGTCGTCCGGGTTGATCTTCATCTCGACGTAATTCTGAGGGTCGGGCAGCGCCTCTTTCGTGCCGGGTTTCATGTGGGCGCGAAACAGCTGGTATGACCAATGCAGCTTCGATGGCGGATTGCAGTCGAACAGGGCTTTGAGCGCAAGGTGCGTCCGGCCCGTCACCGCGGCGATTTCGGCCGCGAGCTCGACCTTCTGCGCCAAGCGGGAAAGCGCCATCTCGACCGAGCCCCACGGTATCTGCGAGGACTCGTTCAGGTAGATCGTCGCGTATTCCTGGCCGAGGATCTTCTCGACCCGCTCTTTGTCGTCCAGTCCGCCGATCCAGATTTGCGATCCGTTCGGCAGCTCAAGATAGAAGTCCGTCTTGTCGGGCCGGACGCGCAGCGCCGGGAAGCAGAGCTTGATGACCTTCGGCAGCGTGTCGGACCAGATCGACGTCTTCGCGTGATTGAACCTGAAGCGGAAGATCGCGTGCCGGCTACCAGGCGCATTGATGGCGCGCTGGACGATCGCGCGGCAGAGCAGGAACGTCTTGCCGGAACGCGAGCCGCCACGCAGCATGACGTTGCGTGCGCCGCTGGCGAGCAGGCGGTTGGCTTCGCGCTGCTTATCGGTGAGGGTGGCGGTCATTCGCCCGATGCTTGCGAATTTGATCGCCTGCACCCCAGAACACGCCAATGCAATATGCGAGAAGGACGCTGCCAAGCCATAGCGCGGCGATATGACCCATCACCCCTTGAACGGCCGATAGCAGTAGGATCACGACGGCGGCGGGGATCCAGTCTCTCACAGCGCCGCATCCTCGGGTAGCACGTTGATCTGCATGTCACCGGAGTGCTCGATCTTGTCCTTGAAGGCCTGGACGTCGACGTGCTTGCCGATCAGTTCGATGCGCTTCGTCCGATCGCTGATCTTGATCTTCGTGACGCGGCCTGCACCTTCAGCGATCGTTTCGACGTCGACGCCAGCGACAAGCCCGGTGCGCCAGATCAGCGGCCATTCCTTCACGGGCTTCAGATTGCCGCTCTCGTCGTAAAGATCGGCCATGTCGGCCTCGACCTCCTTGCCGAGCCTTTCGAGCACCCAGCGGGCGTTTATGCCTGTCTGAGCGGACCTTTCGGCTTTGAGGTCGGAGATAGCCTTGGCGATTTCAGGTTTCCTAAGGTTCTCATGGCCAGTCGCATGAGCCGTCTTCGCGCTGTAGCCTGCGCGGATTGCCGCCTGTGTCGCGTTCAGGTCGATCGGATACTCCTCGACGAACCGCTGCTGTTTCGCTGTCAGGCTCACGGCACTGCCCTCAACGCCCGTCGTGTCTGCGCCCCGGTGAGCGCGATCCACTTGCGGATGCAATCCGTGCGGGCGCCATAAAGCAATTCGACCCGCTCCCATCCGCCGCGCTCGAACTCTTCGCGGAATTCAGGCGGCGGCAGTGGGAAGCGCCGGATGGTAATCGCGCTCATGGCTCGATGATCCCGAAACCGGACTCTGCCACCATTTCGGCAAAGTCCTCACGCACGGAATGTCGGGCACGGTTCCAAGCCCTGATGCAGGCGAGAAGTTCGTCGTCTTCGGGGTCGTCATCGCGGGGCATGACCTGCCCTGTCTCGACCTTTCGCAACATCGCTTGAACCCGAAGCTTGCGGGCAGGCAGCTTTTCGTCATGGGCCTGCTTGAGCAGCGGGAGAGCTTCCTGCATCGGAAGGTCCGCAACGTGAGCATGATGCTCGAAGGTCAGTGCTGCATCTCGAAGGTGCGGCGGGAATGCGGCTGCGGTTTTCTCTGCGCGTTTGGCGAGCTTCATGTCGTCGAAAAGGCCCGGAAGGCTTTCTTGGATTTGCTCGGGAAAGTGCTGCCGGCCGAAATTGATCCAGTCGCCGATCAGGAAATCCATGTGCCGCTTGGTCGCAGCAAGGGTCCGGCCTTCGGACAGCCAGGTATCGAAGCTCGTATTGTCGGGCAGCGCTAGAGCCAGCGCCGATGTGTCTATGGCGCTCATGGGAGGCGACATAGGGGCAAGAGCGGTCATCGCATTACCTCCGGTAGAGTGAGCGTCGTGGGGTCGAACCGCGTGGGCTGGTGGGTCATTTTCGGCGCTCCGGTTGGGTGGATGCATGACGGCCGATGGGGGCCTGACTACCCTCGCGCGCGTATTCCCTTGGGGCGGCTTTCTCTCTCCTATTCTTTTCTTTAGAGATAGAAGAGTAGTCAGTAGTCAGAAGGGCTGCGAGCCGCACATTTCCGCCGTTTTGCCTGACTACAGGGGTGACTACAGCGGATGCGCGCTGGTCGGACGCTGTAGTTTTCCGTTCATCGGCGCTGTGCTGAAAATAAACGCCCTGACTACAGCAGGCGTGTTTCATCGGCGGGCTGTAGTCACCCTTGTAGTCACCCTGTAGTCCGGGTCTAAGATGTTGGAAAACCGTCATTCTTCGGTTCTCCTGTAGATGCGTATCGGCACCCTTTCGCCGGTTTCGCTCCGAACTTTTCGAGGAACCGATTTATAGCCGAGACGGGCAAGGCTGGCCGCCACACGCTCCCGCTCACGGTCTCCCATGCGCTCGCCTGGCACCCCGATCAGTTCAAGCGCGCTGGCGAGAGTGAGCGATTTGAGCGGACCGTGCTGCTCGTTCTCGAGCTTGGCGATGCGCTCGGTCAGGATTTCGTCCCAGACGTCGTATTTCTCGCGCGTCGCGACGGCGATCTCGGCAAGGCCCTGTTCGTGCTCTTCCAGCCACCAGCGCTCGTCCGCGAGGAAGGCCGTGTGAGCTTCAGCCCACAGCTGATCCCGGCGCAGAGCGATCATCTCGAGATCTGCGCGCGCGACCTCGACTGGCCAATATCGGCGATTTCCGGTGTTGTCGGTCAGATAGCCGGTTTCGCCCGGATTGATCGTCCCGAAGAAAATGCACTGCCGGGGATGATCCGATGCCATCTTGGCATAGGGCAGGACGACGCGGTCCGACTTCATCGAGAGCATGCCCTTGACCGTGTTCTGGTCGCGCTTTGCGATGGCGATGAACTCGGCGAGCTCGACCACCCAAGCGCCCATCATCGACATGACCATCTTGTTATGCTGGTCGAAGAGGTTGACCGATTCCGCTGTCCAGTCCTCGCCGAACAGCGTGGCAATGGCCGTCGATTTCTTGATGCCCTGCGGACCCTCGAGCACGAGAACGGTATCGACTTTGCATCCGGGCCGGAACGCGCGCGCCACGGCGGCGATCAGGGTCTTGCGCCCGACAAGGCGGATGAATTCGCTGTCCGGCGCGCCGAGACACTGCTGCAACCAGTAATCGAGACGCCGCGTGCCGTCCCATTTCAGGCGTCCGAGATAGTCGCGCACCGGATGGAAGGCATTGTCCTTGGCCTGGCGCACGACGGTCGGCAGCAGGTCGGAGACCGGCGGCTCGAAGTCGTTGGCCTCGAGGATCAGGCGCATATCGATGAGGTGGCTGTCCTCGATCGGCTGCCCGTGCCACTCCGCGCGCTGGGCGAGCTCGTTCCAGCGGATCGAGGTGCCCATTTCGCGCAGGTTCTGTAGATAGAGCAGGAGGTTCGTGACGTTCTTCTTCGCCCCGCCTTTCCCGTTGTTCTGAAGCTTCCCCTTCCAGGCGCCCAGATCGATTACGTTGGGCATCATGCAGTCACCTGGATGGAATTGAGCGCGGGCATCATGCTGCGATCCTGACGGTCTGATTATGCACGCGCGGGACGCGCGCGGCGCGCAAGAGCGCTTTGTTGAGTGCTTGGGCATCGAGGTCGACGCTGGCGATGTTGTCCGGCATGGAGTGGGGCGCCCAGCGGACATTTTTGATGTCGCCGACGATCAGCTTGCCGGGAGCGAAGTCGCGTTCCGGGGCCGGGTGGTTCCATTTGCCGGAGCGGCTATCGAGCCAGCGCTGGTAGTAGATCGCGCGAGCCTTCGCCCACTCGACGAAGAAGGCGTGAGTGTCGCCGAAGATGGTGGGCGCGTCGTCGTCGAACCGACCGACGAGCTGCGCCTGTGCATCGCCGAGAACTTCGGTCGTGCCCGCCACGGGATCCCAGGCGATGATGCATTCGATGTCGAGCCAGTCGAGCTCGAGGTCCATGAGGTAGCGCGGGCAGGGCCATGCCGCGGCTATGAGATGGCGGTTCTCGACTTGGAGAAGCCGGAACGGCGCAAGCGCGTAGACGCCGCCGTGCTGGGCCCGATCGATGCAGAGCGCGCGACCGATGGCGGGATGCCAGATCGGCGCGTTCCACCAACGCTTTGCCGGAGTGTCCTTTTCGATCGCGAAGAGCCATGCCGAGATGGCGTTCTGCTCGTCGATGTCGATGGGGCGGTAAGCCTCTTCGATCCAAGGTTGGAGAGCTTCATGCATCGATCAGGCCCTCCAGCTTCAGGCGATTGGCGACGTCCTCGACCGACCATGCGGCGAACGCTATCCCGCCAGCCTTGGCCTGCGCGTTGGCGAAGTTGATCTGCGCCGGCTTCAAACGGTCGCGCCCGATCTTCGCATCGATCCAGATCGCGCGGCCTTTGAGGGTGGCGGCGATGTCGAGCGCGCCTTTCGTTCCGAACTTCGCGGGACGGCCATCGCGGGTGTAGAGCAGGCCGGGCGTGTCGATCGGAACCGACATGGCACCGACCTGGCTGAGGTACAGCCGGATCGCGTTGACGAGGTCGGTGTGGGGGCCGCTCATGCCGCCCTCCGTTGCCGAGCTTGAAAGCGATGAATCGCCCAACCGGGCTTGTATCCGCGCTGGCGAGCGAGGTTCTGCCAGTCGGCGAGGGTCTGGCAGTCGCGCTCTTCCAGTCGGCGAGCGCGCTTCGCGATTTCCTCGGTGCGCTTGACCTCCGCCAGCGTTCCTTCGACCTGCTCAAGCTCGCGGGCCTGAACGGGCGTCACATGACCGCACTGCGGGCACTTCGGCGCGGGCCGGTAGACGAAGAAGCATTCCGCGCACTGGCGAACCGGCACTTCGGTGGGGGAGGCGCGCTTCTTCTTCTCGCGATCTTCCAAGCTCCATTCCCGCGCATCGTCCGGCAGGCCGTGCGTAAGGCTGTTCCCGGCGTGGTCGAGAATGATCGCTTCGGACTTGCCCTCCATCGGGCGCAGCGCGCGCCCGACCTGCTGAAGATAGAGGCTGAGGCTTTTGGTCGGGCGGAGCAGGATCGCCGCCTCGATCGCCGGTACATCGAACCCTTCACCGAACAGGTCAGCGTTGGAGAGGATCAGCGTCTCGCCGCGGCGGAAGCGCTCAACCACGGCATCGCGCTCTTCGTTGCCCATACTGCCGTCGACATGCTCGGCCGGAATCCCCGCGCCGCGGAACTGGGCGACGATGTTCTTCGAATTCTCGACACCGGCCGCGAATACGACGGCGCGCTTGCCGGGGCAGAGCGTGCGGTAGTGGCTGATCGCGTCACCGACGATCGCGGGCTTGTCCATCGCCTTGGCAAGCGAGCCGCGCTGATAGTCGCCCGCAGCGGTGCGAACATCGGACAGGTCGGGAGCGGACGGCGCGAACAGGCGGAATTCGCAGAGCGAGCCTTCGTCGATAAGCTCGCGCGTCGTCGGACCTTCGACCATGTGCTGGAACCACTGACCAAGGCCCTGCCCATCGAGCCGCCAGGGCGTCGCGGTCAGGCCGAGAATGCGGGCTTTCGGGAAGGCGTTGAAAAGCGCGGTCCAGCTTTTGGCGCCAATATGATGACACTCGTCGAAAATAATCAGGTCAGGCGGCGCGAGTTGATCGATCCGGCGCGCGATCGTCTGAATGCTCGCGACCTGCACCAGCGCGCTAGCGTTTGATATGTGACCGGACTGGATCGTGCCGTGCGGGATGCCGAGGCCGTAGAAGGTCTTGCTGGCTTGCATCGCGAGCTCGCGGCGATGGGTAAGCCACCAGACCGAATTCCGCTTTTCCGCAGCGCCATGAACGACGGTCGAGGCCGTGATAGTCTTGCCGCCGCCGGTGGGTAGCTGGAAAAGGACTGATCGGCACCCGTTGGCGTAGGCCTGACGCGCGTCGTCGATTGCGGCTTGCTGGTATGGGCGGAGGGTGATCACTTACACCACCCCGCAGCCCGATGCGCCTCATATGAAGCCCGAACGAGCGGGCACTGTTTCGCCCGGATGTCGAATTTCTTCATCGCGTGGATGACGGTCGAATGATCGTTGCGGAGGAGGGCGGCGGCCGCACGGCTGTTCGACCACCCGCGATCCATAAGGATGCGCCAGACCACCCAGCGCGCGTTGACGAAGATCCGCTGCCGATCGGTCCCGATCAGTTCGCCGTGAGATATGTCGAAGTCGCGCGCCACGCTGTCGATCAGCTCCGCCAGATCGAACACGCAGGCCGCGCGCTGTTCAGGCCAGACCATGCGCGATGCCGGTTGAAGAACGCGCTTCGGCTCGATGACAGGTTCCGGCTCGACCTCGACCTGCTTGTCGATCGGCAGCGCTCCAAGCT